AAAATTGTATCCACCGTCCAGGCACTGCCATCGCCAGCTTTTGATGCGATCTGTGTCTAAAAATCTCAATTCAGATGGGCCTATTGATTTGGTAACATAGTCTTGATCACCGGGGTATTTGAGTATAATATTGTCCAATGATTGGCTGCGAAATTCTTGCCATACACGAGCATATCTTTGGGTATCCCACCACATCACACTGGTGTTGGCGCCTGTGTATGCAGGCCTCCACAGATATTTGAAATCTTTAATTGTCCAAAAATACCGGGTGGGCTGTTGCCAAATCCAATCTATGTTGCGAACTATCACAGTATCAAGATCAAAATACAACAACGGTCCTGCATGATGTTCAGGATTAAACATTTGCATTTTGTACCACCAGCCACGTTTGGGACCGCCGATGCCCCAGTCTTCAAGTTCATGCTTGATCATGTGTGCAGGCACTGACCTAGCAGCCTCAGTGTACACATGAAATCTAATGCCTGGCGACACATGTCGACTCAGCATGTTGTACAAGCGATCCACATATTGCCAATCATATGCATTGCCGTGTATAACACAAGCACAGTCTATAGAGCCAGTTGGGACTTTAATCTTTTTAGCCATAATCCTTGTGCTAGTTCTTCAATAGTATATTCAGTGTGGCATATCTGCACCAACCATGATTCCCTATCTATGTCATAAGGTTGTTCAATATCAGCGTAACCCACAGCCACTGGATATGCTAGACTGCTGTGTGCAACAATGGGTCTACATCCTGCAATGCCTGCTTGTATACCTGGTCCTGAATTGTGGTTGACCACAGCATGACAGTTAAAGTGCATGTCAAAACTGTCATAAGTGTAGGCCACGGGTCTTGCAACTTCTACAGTTGTTCCATTAGGCAAGTATGGCATATTCAAGGGCGAACGTGGATGTGCTCGTATGCGTATGGGACGATCACTAACGTTGCGAATCAATTGTATTTGTTCTAGTATCCATGATTCCATACTGCCAAGCCCGGCCACTTGTAGGCTGTGTTTATGTTGGGCAGCAATGATAATTTCAGGACCAGGGTTGACTTGCGTAGCCAAACTTATTTGTAATTGTCTGGGTCTGTCCCAGTCCAGATTATGTTCGTGCCCGTAATAGCCGTCTCTGGTGATGTGGTTAACTGCCAGTTTCCAGGTGGTGCCACGATACAACGCACCGATATCTATCACAATCACAGGTTTGTTTTGGTTACGATAATGGTCGTATACCACTTGATTGGACTTCATTCTACCGTGCCACAGCACTGACCAAATCACTGCGGCATCGGCAGTCATGGAATTTTCCTGTGTTTGGATACCTGCACCCTGGCAACTGTCCAAAAATGCTGACATCACGGGCTTGGAATTCAGCGCACATTGAGCAGGAAAATAAGCTAGAGTTTTGATCATTGTAAATACATCTATGAAATATTGTGTAGTTACCACTTTTAACTCCGACGGCTATGAGAAATACGGACGGCGCATGATTGAAACTTTTTTGCAAACATGGCCCCAGGAAGTAACTCTTGTGGTTTATACAGAAAATTGTGCTGTTGACAAAACAGCACCCAATCTTGTTGTGCGTGATATCAATGTTGTGTCCGACCTCACGGCATTCAAACAAAAATGGCGAGGTGTGCCCAAAGCCAATGGAGATATCTCAAACGATCCTGTTCGTAGCCAAAGAAAAGACTCTGGCAAAGTATTCAAGTGGAATGCCATTAGATTTGCCCATAAAACATACAGCATTTTTCATTGTGCTCAAAATGTTAGCACAGATATACTGATATGGATGGATGCTGATACTGTGTGTCATAGCAAAATCACTGTGGGAGACCTGGATAGACTGTGCCAGCCACAGTATGAGTTGTGTTTTTTAGGACGTCGTAAAAAGTTCAGTGAGTGTGGACTCTACTCAATGCGACTGGGTACCAAAGGTATCAAACGGTTTCTTCAAGAATTTCAACGCATGTATGATGACGCAAACAATGGTATCTTTTTGCTGGATGAGTGGCATGACAGTTTTGTGTTTGATGCAGTCAGAAAAAACATTCCCGGGTTGGCTGAATTTAATTGGGCTGCCAAGTTGGGTGATCTCAGACCCAGTAAACTCAACAGTCCTGGCGAAGGGCATCCGTTGATCAATTCAGATTGGGGTGCTTATCTAGATCACTTGAAAGGTGCTAGAAAAGATCTAAAACGTAGCAAACGCGAAGATCTCAAAGTTCCAAGAACTGAGGCATACTGGCAATGATCGAACATTATGGATGGAAATTTCCGGACTTTGAAACACATCTTCCGCGAATGTTGAAGAAAAGTGTGGACAAAGGTCTTCCAGCTGAATATCAAGTTGCTGTACGGCAACGCAGTATTGACCTGTGTAAAAATCGAAACTTGGCCTTGGACATTGGTGCCAATGTAGGATTATGGAGTCGTGACTTTGTCAAAAGTTTTGACCGTGTGGTGGCATTTGAACCAGTGGCGGTTTTTAGAGAATGTTTGGAACACAATGTACAAGGCACGAACTTTGAAGTACAACCAATCGCCCTGGGCGATCAGGACACCCGAGGAACCATGATCATCACTGAAGATAATTCAGGGCACAGCCATCTTGACCCTGCTACCATGGGCACTGGTAATGTACAAGTTGTTCGACTGGATACATTGAATTTCAACAACATCAGCTATATCAAGATTGACTGCGAAGGATATGAGTATCGTATCTTACAAGGCGCGGAACAAACCATTCGCCGTTGTAGACCTGTGATAGTGATAGAACAAAAGCCACACGATGCCTACAGCAAACAATACGGACAATTTGCGGCAGTGGGGTTATTGAAAGAATGGGGCATGATCAAACTAGATCAAGTACGTGACGACTGGATCATGGGATGGCTATGAAAATAAGATTCTTCAGTGACACCTACAATTCTCAACGTGCCAGTCACAGACTGCGTGGTGACGTCACCTGTGTTGCGTTGGCTGCGCAAGGTTATGATGCAAAAATACTCACTGACTGGAGTGAGCTAGATGCAGACACTCTAGTAATATTTCTCAAAGGCACACGAATTCATACAATACAACGAGCTCAGGCCCTTGGTGCTCGAACTGTTTATGATTTGTGTGACAACAAATTTGAAGAAAAACAAGAATATGTACCTTGTTGTTTGACTGCAGACTTGGTCTCGGTCAACAGTGTTCAAATGGGGGCAAGTGTAAAAGCGCACACTGGAAGAGACAGTATTGTAATGCCAGACCCGTTTGAACGCCCTAGGCTGCTGCCAAAATTTTCTCCTGGCAGAGATATCAACTTGTTATGGTTTGGGTCACAAAGTAGTTTTAAATTTTTACCCATGATGGAAATATGGCAACGATTAGAAAAAGAAGTGTGCAATTACTCTTATACCATGGTCAGTTCCAGCACCAACAGAGTCCTTGGTAAATTTCAATTAAGGCAACAAAAGGGATCAGTAACTGGCATAAATCTTGATCGTGTGAACATGAAAGAGTGGACTTGGGAGTTACAGGGACAACTGTTAGAACAATGCGACATTGTGCTGATGCCCGTGCAAACAGATAATCCCAGAACTGACACCAAAAGTGCGAATCGCGTGATTGACAGTTTGATGTCAGGCCGGTTTGTGATCACAACTCCATTGGCCAGTTATGAAGAGTTTGCCCCATACACCTGGCAAGGTGACTACATTGAAGGCATCAAATGGGCTCAGGCCAACCCCGATCAAGTGATTGATAAAATTACAAAAGGGCAACAATACACTGAGCAGAATTATTCTGCAAGGGTACTGAGTAACAAATTTATAGAAGACATCTTGTATGCTATTAAAAGATAAAGTGCAAGATAATATTGAAAACCAAATACCTGTTCGTTTACATCTAGGATGCGGTCCAGTAAAATTGCCCAACTATCTCAATGTGGATGGTGAATATTGTGCCAACGATCCTGAGATCATAATACATGACATAGCCGATGTGTATCCTATTCCCGACAACTGTGTTGATGAAATTTTAAGTGTCCATGTAATAGAACACATCGAGCACTGGAAAATTCGTGGCATGCTTGCCGAATGGCATAGGATACTTTGTCCTGGTGGTCAGGTTGCAGTAGAATGGCCCGATTTGTTAAAGGCTTGTACATTTATAGCTGCCAATCCAAACTCACTGATCTCAGATGACCGCCGAGTCCTAAAGAAAACTATTCATTCAATATTTGGTAATAGTAAATATCACAATAGAGCAATGATGCATGCTTATGGGTATAGTGCAGCATCAATGAGCCGATTGTTTACTGAAGCAGGATTTAGCATTGTGAGATCTGAAAACAACTTATATGCAAAAACTGCGTCAGACAGCAGAGTAATAGGAATAAAATAATGCATGCATCATCAATGAAAAATATGAAAACTCTCTTTGACAAATATATTACCGAAGAGTTTATATCTGTATCTACACCTTGTAAAATATTGGATTTTGGGGGCAAGAATATTAGAGGGTTAGGAACGTATTACGATCTATTGAACACTGATACCACACCTTACAATGAACTCACTGTTGAATACAAAGGAATAGATATTGACGCTGGACCTGGGGTGTCTATTGTGCTTGAAGATCCATACAAGGTTCCATTGGAAGACAACTATGCAGATGTTGTGATTTCAGGTCAGATGTTTGAGCACTGTGAATTTTTCTGGTTGAGTTTTTTAGAAATGGTACGTGTGGTCAGGCCAGGAGGGTATATATTTTTAATAGCGCCCATGACCGGAAAGGTGCATCGATATCCTGTGGATTGCTGGAGATTTTATCCAGACGCTTATGCCGCATTGGCCAAATGGGGCAAAGTAGAATTAGTAGATGCATGGACTGACTATGAGGGAAGTAAATGGTGGGACCAAGTAGGTGCTTTTAAAAAATGATCGTACCGTCAGACTATTATACACAAAGTGTCAAATTAGGGCAACAGTTTCAACAGAACAATCCCAAAAACTGGGCAGGCAACGATAGCAAAAGTTATCACAATTACATACGATTTCTCATGGATCGTTATGCTGCCAAAACTGTGTTGGATTATGGATGCGGTAAAGGCCAACAATACACTGATGTAGTATCATATGGATTACCACATGGTGTCATGAGTGAGCCAATGACTTTTCAAACTCG